ACGAATGGTGGGTATAATGGCTCTGCTACATATATCTATCTAGCATTTGCGGAGAACCCATTCGGCGGATCAGGCGTGGCACAGGCGAGAGCAAGGTGATAAGAACATGGCTCAAAAAGTAGCGACCAAGGTAGAGAGAAAGATAATCCGCCGCAGAAGTAAGCCTGTTCATCTTCGGCACCGAAAGAAGCTGGGTCCAAAGTCGCATATGCGCGTAAGATAAACTGGAGACGAAAGATGACTTCTATTTTTAAAGTGGGCGACCAGACGATCCGGCCCGGACGGGCGTGGAAAGATGCGGACGGAACCCTACAGCCTAAAAACTGGAATATATGGCCTGAAGATGAGAAGAAAGCGGCTGGTATTTCTGAGGTTATAATGCAGTCGTTCCCTGATCAGAGGCTTTATCGGTCATCTCATAATGACGATGGAAGCGTTGCCTCTACAGCCAAGACATTGGCCGACGTGAATGAAGTCGATAAAGACGGAAAGGCTGTTCTTGGTAGCGACGGCAACCAACTTGTAACGCTTGGGGTCAAAAGTAACCTCAAGAATGAGGTAAAAACTCAACAAGCATCTCTCCTCGCTCAAACCGATTGGGCCATAGTGCGGAAAGCCGACAAAGGCACAGCGATTCCGTCTAACATTCAGACGTATCGAGACGCTATCCGCACCAAGGCAACAGAGATGGAAACGGCCATTGATAACGCTGCGGACACTGACGCGGTTGAGGCGTTGTTCCTCAAATGGACAACGGACAGTGATGGCAAGACCACCAAATCCGGTATCCTTTATGATTGGCCTGAACTAGGTTTGTAGAAATGCCGTTAACCAAGGTAGCATTTAACCCTGGAGTTAATAAAGAATCCACCTCCTACGCGGCGGAGAACGGCTGGTTTGACTCTAATCTTATCCGTTTCCGCAAGGGAAGAGCGGAGAAGCTGGGGGGCTGGAGTAAGATAAGCTCAAATTCTGTGCAAGGAACTACTAGGTCCCTTCACGTATTCTCAGCCTTAGATGCCTCTAAATTAATGGGCGTTGGCACCGAAGAGAAGTTCTATATCGAAGAGGGCGGAACGTTTAATGACATAACGCCTTTAAGACGAACCCAGACCCTGGGCTCAAACCCTATCACAACAGGATCTTCCGGGAGTGCCGTAATCACGTTTACGGACGTTAACCATGGAGCGCGGACCGGTGATTTCGTTACAATATCCGGAGCGACGACCACGGATGGCGTGACTGCGGCTCAGATAAACCTTGAATTTGAAATTACGGTTATTAATTCAAACACCTTTACCGTGACTACGGCGGGGAGCGCGTCTTCCGGGAGCACCGCAGGAGGAGGTTCTGCTGTTGTTGCGGCCTATCAAATCAGCGCGGGTCTCGGGGTAGTTGTTCCGGGAACGGGGTGGGGAGCCGGTTTGTGGGGTGGTTATAGCAGTTCTTTCTCTGAAACAACGCTTGATGGCGCGATTAACAACTCAGTCACGTCTTTAGCCCTAACATCCGCGTCAGACTTTGAAGCTGTTTCTACCACGTTGTCGGCCAACATAACGGACGTTAGCACGTCGATACCCCTAGCAGATTCGTCGTCGTTTGCTTCCAAGGGGACCATTCTAGTTGGTAGTGAGAAGATTGAGTACGGCAACAATAATTCTAATGTCCTTTCAGATCTCACACGGGGCGCAGATGGAACGACTGCGGCAGCGGGTAGCAGTGGTGCGAGTGTAGCATTTGTCGGAATTATGCTGATAGACGACGAACTTATCCAATACACCGGCAAGAGCACGAACACTATAGACGCGGGGGTGGTTAGAGGAGTCCGTGGCACAACGGCGGCGGCTCACGATGACGACGTTGCGGTCAAAGAAGCGAACGCTTTTGTAGGCTGGGGTGAAGCCGCAAACATAACAACCTCCGCAGGTTCCAACATTCGCCTTTGGTCCCAAGATAACTGGGGTGAAGACCTCACCTTTAACGCTTTCGATGGAACGCCATATTATTGGGATAAAACGTTGGGTCTAACAGCTAGGGCCGTTTCTCTGGCGGATTCTTCGGGTGCCGTTAGTGCGCCTACAGTAGTGCGGCGTATGATGCTTTCAGGATCCGACAGGCATCTGGTATGTTTCGGGGCTAACCCGATAGGCGATACGAACCAGGACCTTTTGATGGTCCGGTGGAGTGACCAGGAAAATCCTTTCGACTGGTATCCTACCGCAACAAACACAGCAGGTTCTCAAAGAATATCTTCTGGATCTGAGATACTTACCGCACACAGAACTCGCCAGGAGGTATTGATTTGGACGGATGCTTCTTTACATGCGATGCGTTTTACGGGACCTCCGTACACGTTTACGTTTAGTCTCCTTGCTGACAACATTTCCATCATAGGTCCGAATGCTGCCGTCGCCTCTGGCGACAAAGCCTTTTGGATGGGAAGAAACAACTTCTACGCATATAGCGGACGCACCCAGGTCATACCATGCACGGTCTTGGAGCATGTCTTTTCGGACATAAACAACTCTCAGGACTACAAGTTTTTTGCCGCTTCCAACAAACTGTTCGATGAGATCTTCTGGTTTTATGCCTCCGCTAGTTCAGAAGAGATAGACCGATACGTTAAGTTTAATCACGTAGAAGGCGCGTGGGACATTGGAACGTTGGTACGAACGGCGTGGGTGGATTCCGGGGCGCACGATAATCCAAGAGCCGGGGGCGCTTCTGGTGGCGCTCAGTACATATACAACCACGAAAGCGGTCAGAACGACGACGGCAGCGCAATGTCCTGTTTCATTGAATCTACAGACTTTGACCTTGGCGACGGTGAGCAGTTTATGTTTGTAGATAAGCTCATCCCGGATATTCGCATTAATGACACCAGTAGCGACAATTCTGGTTCTGTAAACTATTTGGTAAAAACGCGGGACTTTCCCTTAGATTCCTTACAGACGCGGTCTACAAGTAATGTTACAAACAGTACGCAACAGTCTTTTATTAGAGCCAGAGGGCGGCAAGCCGTGGTCCGTGTAGAGAGTTCCTCGCTGGATATAAACTGGACGCTGGGTGACCTACGCATGAACATCCGTCCGGACGGGAGGCGATAATGGTAAAGTTGTTGGACCATTCGATGCCTAGTCCTCCAGATGAGTATGACATAGAGGCTTTCACACGAATTCTTCGCGACATTGAGATGGCTCTAACAAAGCTAGAGTTTCCTGCGGTAGTGAGCGGCGACGACGAAACGCAAAGCATGTTATGGTTTGGTGAGTAATGGGCGTAGCGTACAAAAACGCGGCTAGTTTGGTAGGCTCTACAGGTGACGTTACCGTGTACACCTGTCCTGCTACACAGACTGATCCTACCGTTGTGACACAGGCCATCGTGCGAAACATAAATTTGTATAACAGCCATTCCGGCACTATAGTTATATACCCGAAGATAACCGACAGTTCCGCGTCTACGACCGTAACTCTAAATAAGATAAGTCTCGGAACTCTCGCACAAACGTCACTTGAAGGTCCCTTTAACTTAGAGGCCGGTGATGCACTCATTTTAAACTGCGATACGGCGTCGAAGATCTTTCTCTTCGCGAGTGTCCTAGAACTACGGTACTCATAGCTATGCAGCAATCCCATCAAAATCTTTCCAACGGACTACAATCTTTTGCGGATGTATCTCCTGATTATGAATTAGCGCCGGTTGGCATTGGTTCGATTAAAGACCAAGCTGAAAAACTTGCAGAGTACGGGCGTAACGGTGACATCTACATCGTTCACGCTGCGGAAGGCGAGACCGTGGTGCCTATGGAGGTCCTTGATGCCAACCCAAAAGTCAGAGAACTTTTGTTTGGTCAAATGCGCGACATGGGTTTGGACCCGCAGGAATTTGTTGTAGGTAGCGAATTAAACAGCATTAACCCGTCCACGGGTATGCCGGAGTTCTTCTTCAAGAAGATATTCCGGGCGATTAAAAAGGCTGTTAAGGGCGTTGTAAAAATTGTTAAGAAGGCCGCACCTATCGTCCTTCCGATAGCAGCAACGGCCTTTGGAATTCCGTTCTTAGGTCCCATGTTTGGTGCAGGCACCATAGGGGCTGGGTTCCTTGGTGGCGTTGCGGGAAGCTTGGCAGGTGGTAATAGCCTTAAAAACTCTCTTAAATCTGGTCTCATATCCGGTGGTATTGCGGGTCTTGCGGGTGGTTTTTCTGGGGCGTTTTCTTCGACTCCAGGTTCTAGTTTTGTTGGTGGTTTGAAAGGAAGCTTTACGGGAGCATCTCCTGTGTTTAATGCCGCAGGTAATCAGGTTGGAACACAATATGCCG